ATCATATGTGCCAAATGAAACTGAACTTAATTCGATTATAGTATTAATTCTACTATAATTGTTTCCATTAATATTGAGACTATCTACAAATTGTGGCATAACCTTTAATTTTTTAATTTATTTTTGTTTTTAATTTTTCTGGATTTTACAGATTCTAATGTATCTATATTAAATATCCAACCTTCAGTAGATTTTCTACTTCCATCTATTACAGAATTTAAAGATTTTCTATCTAAATTATAAGTATTAACCATATAATGCTTTGTTACATTTTCTTCTATTCTTCCATCTATATGGTAAAAAGTGTGTTGAGTTTTACAAAAATTTGGATGATTATCTCCAAATATTGATTTGCCTCCAGATAACATATTATAACCATTTGGAATTATGCTTTTATAACTATTGATAAAATACATTTCCATTTCATCAATTAATGATTTTTCTCCAGTCCATATAATACTCCACTCAAATTGTTCAATGCCATATTTTCTAAGAGCTTTATGAAATACAAAATTACATTTTTTACCAAATGCATCATATATGTGTTGTGCTTTTCTTTGACTAAATTTACCAGTTTGACCTATATAAACTTTGCCATTGACTTTATTCTCTACCTTATAAATATAACTTTTTGCCATAATTTATATTGTTAAGTCTTCTAATTTAAGAGTACCAATTTCTATACTTCCAACAGGATAACTATATTCAACAATTGATTCATATCCAGTTGCAGAAAAGTCTATCAATACAGTTGCCATTAAATCTCCAACTGGAAATCCAGTACTCTGTTCTCTTGTTATATACACATTCACTTTATAGAAATCAAGTGGGTCAATTTCACAATGACCATAACCAGAAATTGGATATTCTACAGTTTCATCAAGATATTTTTTAACAATAGTACCTCTAACACTTAAACCAACTCTTAATTTAACAGATGGTAAAAGATTAACTTTCTGATTGTTATCATCTAATACTGTTATTTCAAGTATTGCAGGTTCTCCTTGTTTCACACGCATATTCTTTAATTTTTTATTATTATCCATCCTTTATAGGATTTACTTTTACTGGTTTCTTTATTGCAAAATATATTATTCATATTATCACTAAATCCAAATGTCTTTTTAAATTGGTGTCGAGTTCCTATGAATGTAATATTGGTATTTTTATTATACAGCGTATATGTATTATTGTCCAATCTCGGATGACCATATTTTAATATAGTTTTTTTAAATGATTCACTTGATTTTTTATTAATCTCGTCAGTCCTTAAATAAGTGGAACCTCCACTTGTACTGTTATAACCATTATTGAAACTATCATAATAATCTATCCAATATGTCTCTCTTTCATCTATAATAGCATTGTCAATATTATCTTCCAATACTTTCCATTCCCAATCTTGTTTGCTATATTTTCTCAAAGCATTCATAAAATGATATGTTTTAGATTTATCTTTAGATTTGCAGTAATGCTTACTGATTCTATCAGATAATGTCTGCTTTGTTTGTCCTATATAAACCTTATTAGTTATTTTATTAATCGCTATATAGATTATGCTCATTGGTATATATTATTTATAGAGATTGTGTAAAATTAATATTGATAGTAATATTGTCAGCACTTTCTACTGGAACTATACTAACATTCAACTCTACAACTTTAGTACTCAATACATTTTTAGATGGGTCAATATAAATAGAATAATCGCTTATTTCTAAATTATCTTTCATAGCCTGCAATGCTGAAGCAGCTGCAGATTCAAATACTTTAATACTTGATTGTCGCATTGTTCCGTTTGCATTAAATAATACAGAACTACCAATCAAAGGGGTTAATGCAGAATCTAATTCTCTAACAGCTTTATTTCTAACTCGTACAATATGAATACTATTGAAAGTATCCGTTATTTTAGCACAGTTATTATCATTTGAAAGATAAGTACCTGCAAAGTTAGGCATAAATCTCCAGAAAATATATCCTTTATCATTTAAAGAATCCAAGTCAGCTTCTGTAATGTCAGATATTAAAACTACTTCATCAGGAGTTGTATCAACTTGCAAAATCAATGCAGGATTCAACATTTTAGTTCCATCAGTATAATTATATTTACCAACATAAAGAATGTTTTCACTTACTTTAGCTTGAGCAAGAGTTCCAACTACAATACCTAAATTAGAAAGTAACAATGCTTCGTCTGCATCAGCACCGATAACATAACTTACGTTTTTAAGTTGAGCAGCAAGATTTCTTAAATCTTCTAAATCTGCAAAAGCAATAGAACCTGTATTTGCTGTAAATACACCTACAGCGGGTTTCTTAACTGATTCAAAACCAGCAATTTTAGTATTAAAAGATGCTAAATCTACTTTATCAAATTCTTTATCCAGATAGGTAGCATATATTTTAATTTCACCAAGTGAAGTTAATCTCATTGAATCAAGTTCAGCAAAATCATAAGATACAGGAACATCAAATATACCAATCCAAACGTTTACTCCACCTGCTCTGAAAAATTCAGAAAGGAAATAATATTCATTTTTAAAATTGGTAGAAGTTGAAGTAATTCCTACTGCTTCGATAGCTGCTAAATTCGTAAATTTAACAATTCTATTGGTTACGCTAAAAGTAGTCAAGTCAGTAATATTATCATTATAGAAACAGAACCCCGATATTCCATCTGTATTTAAAGACGGTCTATTGATTGAGCCTGTAACATTAATTGTAACTTTTGGTAACATATTTGTTTTTATTTTTTAAGTTTAAATGTAGCAAAAGGAATATCTCTATTCCCTTTGCATTAAAATAGAAACTACTACTTAGCTTCAACTATAGCGTAAACGCCTTTAATAGTGTCAACACCAGTTGTAGCATTTAAATCTACAGCTTTATAAAGCGGTGAACCACCAACTCTTGTGTGACCTTGTAAAATATCAGAATAGTAACCAGGTGCGTAAGGAAGAACTCCCATTTGGATTCCACCATTTTCCATTGTACCGTAAGCATAAGATACATAATCTCCTGCGAATAAAAGAGCAGCACTAAAAGCAGTAGCAGCGTGGTTATCAGTATAATCAACAGATTCTTTAACGAATTGTGATATATAAGGAAGACCTAATGCTCTAACGATAACTTTCAAACCAGCAACTTCACCAACCAAACCTTTGATAGCAGCGGTATCGCCAACTATTGTAGATTTACCAATGAATTCAGTCATTGCAACGATGTCATTATACATAACAGCATCAACAACGATGAACAATTTATCCAAATTAACGTTTTTAGTGTTGCGGATAAGTTTAGCTTTTGCAGTTAAAATATCTTGGAAAGTCAATTTTTTGATTGAAGTGTTTCCATAAATGTTTGAACGAGTTGCAGTACCAGTCGTCAAACCACAGTTTTCAGCAGTTTCTGGAGCCCACATATCTGCAATTTCGATTGAAATAGCTTGTTTCAAAAAATCAACAGCGTCTTTCATCAAAGCAGAACGAGTGTCAAAACTTGCTTCCGATGCATCAATGTTAGTTACAAAGGTCGGAGGAGTAGCAATCATTGCGATGCTATAAGTTAAATCATCAAATGTTTGTCTTACAGTTGCAACAGGCAACGAAGTTGAGTTTGTGATTTTGGTAGGGGTTGCAGATGCAATAGCATTAGGAACGTGAACAACTGAGTTCAATACATATTCACTATGATTTTTACCTACAGAATACCATTCTTGTACGTCATAAAGGTTTGCTTGAAAATCCTTTATCCAAATTTCTTTATTAATAGCCATTTTGTTTTTATTTATTATTTATTTTTAATTGTTTGGTTTTCTAATTGTTTATATAAAGATGGATTTGTTTTTGCTAATTTCTTTAATCCTTCTTTATCATTTTTTAAGTACCAATCGTATGTTTTATTATCTCCAACAATGCCCTTCGATAACTCACTCGAAAGTGATACGTTTTTAGTAGGGATTGCTGATAAAATATCATTCAACTGTACTAAGTCTAAGTTTACAAACTTTTCAAAAGCATCATTACTAACTTTGCCAAGTTTAATTGCCTCATTAATAAGATTTTCTTTTTTAAGATTGTTTTCAGTTTCAATAGTCAATTTAAGAGAGATTATCTCTTTGCTTTGCTCAGATACCATAGCTTCTTTTTCAACAAGTAATGATTTTAAAGAATCTATAATTGTTTGCAAATTTGCAATAGTTTCATTGATAACAACAGAATTATCTTCTTGTGTTTCAACTTTTTCTGGAACTTCTACTTCTTCAGGAGTTTCAATTTCTTCTTCTTTAATAGGTTCTTCCATTGCCAATTCTTTAACTTCTTCTGGCGAACATCCTAATTCTAATTTATCCATTTTTAGTTTTTCTTTTAATTCTATAATATTAAGTTTTCCATCAATACCGAATGTAATTAATTCAGAATGTTTGGATTTAATAGTTTTAGCTTTTGGATTCGCTGGAACAGCTACAATACTTGCTTCTAATAATTTAGATTTAGATATTACAACAACATCTTGTTCTTCATTATAATAAGCATCTAATATTTCTAATCCAACGCTTGCAGTTTTTAAACTGCCTTTGGTATATTTAGCACCAATTACGGCACTTAAATTATCTTCATCAAAATTAGGCATTGCAATAACATCAGTTTCAGTCATTTCAATTTGTTCCCAATTTCCAATAGGTTTATCGTATTCGTGATTGAATAGCATAACTGGATTTTCAATAAAATCTGTTAAGTCAATTCCTTTCGTATCTACTTGCAATAAAATACCATCTTTGGTAAATGAATTATTGCTGGTTAATATAATTTTATCCATAGTTTTAGTTTACAATATTTATTTTCGGAATGCTATTTCTGCATAAATATCAACAGTATCGCTAATATTAGATAATGCATATAATATTACTTGACCAGATGTATTTACTAAAATAGTATGATGTGTTTTTAGATTATCATCTACTACAGGTTGAAATGAAACGTAAGATGGTCTATATCCAACTGGTAAAGTAGTAACAGAGTAAGACCCTGCTGATAAAGTTCCACCAGATACATTTCTAAATTTTCCACTTAAAAACAAGTTTCCAAATCCATCTTTTGAATAACTTAAATCTCTATATCCTGTTCCTGGAACTGCTGCAAAATTTGCATTATATGTAGTTGCTCCAGAATCATTACCTACAATAAACCAAGGCTTATTCTCAATAATATCGTTAATATCACTTATATCTGAATCTATAATATCAGTTCTATTTTTTAATTTTAAAGAAGTGATAAATTTATAATCATCTGTACCTTCAGTAACATCTGTATCAGTAGCTTTATCAAATGCTAATCCTATAGTTGCAGGAACGTTTGTCCCCCAAGTTGTAGCACTTGTTGTTAAGACTGCTTTATTATCTCTTAATACATTATGTGAAAATGAATCTAAGAATGTTCTTGAATCAGAATCAATAACAACTAAGTCAAAATATCTCGTAGTTAATATATCATTTAAAGTTGTTCCAGATGCTAATGCTTGATTAGTAACTTGGTCAACAGCATAAATATCATAATTATAATAGATTGCTCCAAATGATATATTTAATAATGGAGCAATTCCGCCTGAATCAGTAACAGATATATTTACACCAAATAGTCTAAAAGGACCATTACCAAATGAATTGGCTAATGATGCTGTCATATCTTTTACATTTTGTTGAAGATATTCTAAGTCGTTTAATCGTAGAGGTTGTCCACCTGAATTAAATAAAAGTTCTTTCATTAAATATATTTTTATTTAGTAATAGTTTACAATATAGTTTTTTCCTGCTAATAGATATAGCTTTACAAGACTATTCAATTTATTGTTAAAATCTGAATCTGACTGATGCGAAATAGGAACATTAATGATAAAATCATATTGGTCTAATTCATATTCAGAGTTAAATCTAATATAAGTATCAGCTTCTGGTGTTAAAAACAAATATGTTTCTGTTGCAGTTACATCTCCATTAAAATAAAGATATATTTCATCATACCAAAGTCCATCGGTTAAATAAATATCATCATTTGGAATTAATAATGTGTTTAATAAATGTTCTAAACTAAGCACTTGATAATTATGTGATGCTAAAAATTTAGAATAATCAAAATCATTTATAAATTCATCCTGTCTGCTTTCTAATGCTTTGACTGTTAGGTATAACCAATCAATACGTCTTTCTTGTCTTCGTAAAGTATCTGGTATTTTTTCTGCAATAAGTCTATAATCTACTATTATCATTTGCTATATTATTTTGCTTGATAAGTTATAGTTACTGATAAAGGATAACTTGGATTAATTGCCATATATCCTGCGTAACTTAAATATTCGTGAACAAATGCAGTTACATTTCCAAGTTCATCAATTGCAGATGCCGAATCAAATTGTGGGTCAACTACTCCCGCAATATCTTGTAAATTGTCAACCAATTTGTTTGTATTAAATTTACTATCAAATTCTATATTAGATATATAAGAATTAATAGCTGTTTCAACTGCAGATTGAATTACGGTTAATGTATAAATACCATTGTAAACGATATTCATATTTAGTGTTAATAAATCAGCTGCAAAATTCTGTACTAATGTTTGAGTTCCCGCACATTTAATTTTTAAAAGATAAGATTCAAATGCTGTTCTTTCATCATTAGATAATATATCAGTATCTTTTCTTCTTACTTTTAAAACGAGTTTATTGCTGCCTTCTAATATAGTGCAACTCGATATGATTTGTTTAGTTGTATCAATAGTTGCATAACTTACATTATATGTAACTGGGTCAATTATTAAAACATCATCATATTGAAATTCTTTAGCTTTCATTATATACCAAGATGCTGTAGGAATCTTTTCAGATGCAATAATATTTTCTATTTCAGTAATAGCAGATAATGATGCAACATCTGTTAAATTAGTTGCAACTGCATAGTTATATAAATGTAATATCCATTCGGCAACCTTTCCATTCTCCAATGCAGTTATCAAACTATTTTCATCTGTGATACCACCTGACACTAATCCATTTAAAGACGATAATGTTTGCTTTTCGAGCAATAGTTCTTGAAATATTTGGTCTATGGTTCTTATTGTGAAATTCGACATATTAATTATTATTTATTATTTTCCAACCATTAGATTGGGTTCGTTTATGTTTTCCAAATAAATGAGATATTGTACTTTTTGATATATTATATAACTCTTGTAACTCAATTCTCTTACATTTTACAACACTATAATCGTTATGATAAAATGTATAAATAGTATGGTCTGCACAATTGCCGTTTAGTTTTATATATTTGCCTTTAAGCGTATTTGATATTTTAATTCTTGTTTGAGCAGATTGTGAGTTTCCTCCCTCAGATGTATTATATCCATTTATTCCACAAGTTTTATAATATTTAATCCAGTAAATTTCTTGTGCATTTAAATCTTGTTCAGGGCATTCACAGATTATTTCCCATTTAAAACTATCTACTCCATATTTTCTAATTGCTTTATGAAAATACTGAGCATCTTGTTTAGTTTTAGCACTTGATAAATGTTCCGCTTTTCTTTTATCTAATGAGCTAATTGTTTGTCCAATATACGATTTATTATTTGCTTTATTTATAGCTTGATATATTATTGCCATTAATATTTTTTTAATTTTTAAATAAAGAAATCATTAGAATAATCATTTGAGAAATCTCCTAAGACTATATCAGTTGATATTCTATCAGTTGCCACAATTTTATTAAGTTTATTATATTGAGATAATACAAAATTATTATCTACAGTAATAGAAAACTTAGTTCCAGTTTGAGTACTGAAATTATCAATAACAGATATTGAATTCTGATTTAGAAAATCAGAAAGATATTCTAAATTACCATAATTAGATAATACAAAATCAAAAATGTTTTGATTAAACTGCTTAATATTTCTTTTAACTGGAGTAGTCATAGCAATAGTTTACAATTTATTTTAACTTGTTCTCTATAACCAGCATTAACTTAATTGCCGTTTGGTTTAAAGCTGCGAATGCATCAGTATTTTTAGATATAATCTGTAATAAAGATTGCTCAGATGTCTTAAAATGGTCAAGATAATTATTATAAATGTCGTCTCTATCTCTTTCCGATTCATCAAGTTTCTTTATCATCACTTCCATTTGTTGTTTATGTTGCTCTGTTTGGGCCTTCTGCGAATCTATCATTTGTTTATATATAAATGCAATAGCACCCATAAATACAAGACTGAATATCCCTAAGATAGATTTATCAAGTATTGACTGACCTGGAATAGCCTGTACAACTTCTAACACTGTGAATAAAAGCATAGTTAATTATTTTTTTAATTGTTTCTTCTTAATACACTGATATAAAATCCTGTAACAGTTAATGTTGCAGCTGCATCTGAATAGAATAATAATTCGGCTGGATTATTTAAAGTGTCTGTATTGCCAATATAGAATTTAACAAATCTTGTTGTAGGATATGTTCCTATTGTCTTATAATAACTTTGTCCAACTTGTATTTCATAAGGATTTACGCCTATTGACATTGATAACTTAGTACCAAATATTTGATTATTTGCTGTAGTAGTTACATTTCCATCAGTTCTTATAGTTACTTCATCACCAAGACTTAAATCAGCAAAGTTAAATTGATTTGTTACAGTATTCCATAATTCAGTTACTCCAAATGGTTTATAAGTCTTTAAAGTATAAATACCTGCTCCATCATTCAATACTTTTAAATTTCCTGTGGTATAAGATTGAGTTGTTCCAGAGTGATTATAATCAATAAAACCATTCAAATCGATTGTATATAAAGGATTAGACGGAGTTCCTACACCAGATAATAATTTGCCTGTGGTAGTTACTTGGCTAATAGTTCCACCATTAACAGAAATTGAATTGTTTGATGTTCCAGCTAATTTTTCAACTGAAATAAGCGTCCAGTTTCCTGCTGAATATCTAATAATAATTTTACCAATATAATTATACTCGGGACTAATAGTGTTAGGATTTCCAATATTAACAGATTGAGATGTTAATGATTTAATAGTTGCCAAATTCGTATTTACAGTTTGTGGTTGAATAAATTGGTATCTATATCCTTGTGACCTATCATCTGCTGTAACTGGTGCGGCTAATACGAATATTGCTCCATAAGCATTTACAGGAAATAAAGTTTGAACCCAAGCACTACCATTCCATTTATTATAATATGGTTGATTAACATTTAATTGAATTATATCTGCCGAATTTAAAGTAAAATTAACTACATCAGTTCCTGTTAAATATCTATGTGTATATAATTTAGATGTTAATTGAGAATTTACTGTTACTAAATCTTCATCTGCCAATGTTGTAGATGAAATATCAGGTCTTCTATTTGCAACTGTTGTCGAAGCTAATGTGTAGCTTAAAATATCACCACCACTTTTACGATATGTACCAGTTGTTCTGTGAAATTCTTCGTGAACATCCCAAGGCATTAAACTATGACATTCTCTAATTGCGTAAGTATCTTTTGAAACATAAGAAATTTGAACTAAATCAAATGTCCAAGGATTAGTATCCCAAACAAAATTAGTTCCATCATAATATAAGAAATAATTATCTGATGTAATAGGGTGAGGTGTTGATACCCAACCATCTACTAATGCTGCAATTTTTCTACCCCGCCAATATGCTTCAACTTGTCCAGATAAAATTATAGTTCTATTTTGATAGTCATAAGTTACTGACATTAAATCAGGATAACGAAATCCAGTAGGTTCTTTTGTTATATTTGGAATATCATACCACTTATCTGCATTTTCAAATGTCAATGGTGTTAAGAACTTATCATAAATCAATCCACCATTAACCTCTTGTTGCGTTGCTTGATAAGGAACTTCCATAAATTCCCAAGTTGCTCCATTAGAGAAGTATAAACCTGAGTTATAATAAGTTCCGCCAAGTGAACCAGGCAACCATTTAGTTCCTTGACTATTAGATACCCAATAGTATTTTCCTGTTGCAGTTGTTGGATTTGGTAGTGCTGAATAATTACTCATAACAGTTATATTCAAAGGAATATCTGCAAGATTTAAAATATTAACATTTAAAGCTCTTTGTGTTGGATTATAAACCGCATTGTAAGCCTCTGTATCAGTTAGATATACATTGGTTGCTCTGTCTTTATAAACATCATTTAATATTTCGGTTGTGGTAAAATAATTTGCCATAATTAGATTTTATTTTCTATTGTGATTGTATTAGGATATGCTCTTAATATAGGTTCGTAAAGAGGGTCGATATTAGCAACATAAATAAATGTGATTCCGTCAATGACATAAGTTTGTTCGACAAAATCCACTCTTAAACCTAAGAATAATTGTCCTAAATCATCTGCTATTAAAATATGTTCTAATATTTTTTCATTAGCAACAATTCGGATAGGTTTAATATCCATCAACCAACATTGACTATCTGCGCTAACTATGAATCCTGTTTCAACATCAAGAATATTAGCAACACACCCCTCAGTTTCAAACTCTTTAAATGTCGGATTAATTAATACAGATTGATATGTATCTGAAACATAATCAACCCTTTTATCTTGGGCATTTAACCCTAAGTCTTTGAAATAAGGATTTGAATAGAGTTTATAATAAACTCCTGACTCTTTTATTTTATTAACTAAAATGATTCCTCCACTTATATAGTTATTTAATTGTATCATACTTTATTTTTATTTTTATTTATTATTAGCTGTTATATTTGTAGCGTTTCCTGAATTATCTGTAAAACCGCCCGCGAATCTATTATTTGTTATTATTGAATCTGTTACACCTAAACTTAGAACTGTCGCTCCTACTATTCTATTAGCATCAATATTATAATTATCACCTCCTACGGTTAATGTTCCTGCTATTCTATTAGCATCAATATTATAATTATCACCTCCTACGGTTAATGCTCCTGTAATTTCATTTCTCACGATATCAACATCGTTTACAGAAATGTTTAAATAATTGATAGTATTGTTTATAAACTTATAAGTTCCGTAATTAATCGGAGAAATTCCATTAAACATCGTTAATGTACAAAATTCAAAAATATGAGGGCAATTATTTGATAAATATTGCAAATCAAATTCTCCTATGCAATTTTTAAAATGAAGTGCGCTTCTATTTGTAGACGGATAAACTCTACTCTTAACATTTGAATTTTCCCAATATCCTGACATTGCTGTAACTGGAGTACCTCTGAAATTTCGTGCTGTTTTTGCTTTTGTACTAAATCCTATTGTAGCAAGTCCAACTCTATCGTCATTTTTGCAGTCTGTGAAATTACAATCGAATTGAATAGTCGTGGACGCTAAACTAAATATCCCTCGAAATTCGCATCTTATAAAATCGACTGGCGCATTGACAAGATTATAGCAGCTAATTCCACCACCTTCGATAATACAATCTGTTAATGTACTTTTTCCAGCCGCAATGTAGTTTGCAGCGACATCTCCCCACTTAAAATAACATTCGGATATCTGAGCATCTGTAAAAAACGCATAAGACGCGGGAGCTGTCGATTCAAATCTAACATTCCGCGCTCCGCAATTTTCAAATCCTTGAAAGTTAATTGTGGAATTAACTTTTATCGTGAATTGCGATGTGTATTTAGTTCCTGTTAATCCTATTATTACGCCGTCGCTTCCTGACCAATAATAGCTTCCTGTTTCAATTATAATTCCTGCATCAGCAGCCATTAATACATTATCGAGTGAAATATCAGCATTTAATGTTATATTTGATATTATTTTCCATTTTGTTCTATTATCTGCCTGTGCTTCGGCAACATTTGGATAATTTCCGCCAGTTCCAATAGTACAATCAAAAAAGTTTGTTGCACTATTATCTATAATATTTCCAGTAATATCTGTTCCAAGAGTAGTAGCACTTAATAGTGTTGTAACTTTTAAATCATTTACTGTTATACCATTAGTTCCTAAATCAACATCGGTAGTTGCTCCAGTATAAGGAACTAAACCAGTTGTATCTCCACCAAGTGGAATAATATCCCAAGTTGAACCATTATAAATTTCAAGTGTATTGGTATCAGTCTTAAACAGTATATCATTAGTATTCAAGTCAACTGTTGGATAAGTTGATTGATTGTAAATAGTTGATTTTAAAGCATTGATAGTATCTATAATAGCATCTAACTGAGTATTAAGGATTGGGCCTGTAATAGACTTTATGTTATTAGCCTTTATGGTATTATCTATTTGTGATTTTAATTGATTAATCGTCATCTTAAATAATTATTTTATTGTACATTCATATTTAAAGTAATAGATTTTCCTGAAATAGAAATTTCAGAACTTTCTAAAACAAATCCATCTAAAGCTAATTCATCTGTTAAAATATTATGCAAAATATTTTCATCAATTGATGCACCAATATATTTATTAATAGATGCTCCAATCAAAGGATATTGTCTTATCTCACCTTTATCGGCATACGCTATTACTTTACTATGAAAAGCTGTATTATCTGATTGTTGAAAATCTCCATTAACAATTAAAATATCATCATCAGTATCGCTTAAATAATCTTGTCGCATTTAATATTTCTTTTTTATAGTTTACAAATTTATTGCAGTTGAATAAGAGATTATATTATCGCTAATTGCTTGCTTATAATTAACTCTATTTTCAAAAACAAATCTAAATCCTAACTTACTAACCTTCAAACTTTCAGGATTTGTTGCAAGCTCCATATTTATCATTTCTACATTATGAATTAAGAAATTGTTATTCTGTTCTTCAGTTGGCAATTTGTAACTTGATAACATAGACAACTTTGTATAAATCGTTTCAAGTAAATTAAGATAATATAGATTATTATTTTTCAATTCAGAATCTGAAAAGAATGTATTGAATATCTCTATTCCTATATGCAAATTAACTGAAACTTCTGCTTCATATAAGCCTTTGAATCCGTTAAGAATATCAATAGGTAATATTTCAACAAGTAATCTTGGAGGTGCTTTTGGGTCAATATCAGGATTATTATATTGGTCAAAGAATAAATCTACAGATTTAATCTCTGGAACTTCTTTGAGAATAAAACTTTCTATAAATCTGTAGATATATGCAAAACTATTTTCTTGATATAAGGGTGTTTGATTATCCATTATTTTGTAATTTTTTTAGTGTAAGCATTTAAATCTCTCATTATTCTGCTTGGTGATACATTTGTATAATGTTTTGCTTTTATTGTTATAGTTTTAGATAATGCAGAACGTTTATAAATATCTTTTCCTGTTTGATAGAATAATGCCCAGAATCTTTTTCTTTGTTTTTCTGTAACAGTCATAGTACCGCCATTGTCTTGAATATTAGCGTATGGAACAGTTGATTTAAATATGATATTTATTTTTCCTGCTTCAACTTTAATACTTCTGAGCAATGCTCCAGTGTCGGAGAACTTTCTAACATTCAGCTTAATTTCAAATTCATATATCTTAGCAAATTTATCTTTTAATAATTTTGGAAGATTAATATATTTCTTTTGAATCTTATCTAAACCTAACACTTGAAAGCTGTTAAACTGTTTCGTTTGGGACTGTAGTTTCATTTGCTTTATTTTTAAATTTAACTGATACACTTTTTTCTTTATGTATAATGCTCATTCTTTCACAGAATTCGGCAGTTCTTTTTTTTCCTTTATTTGCTTTTGAGATTTTTAATTTGGTTTCTTCGCTATGGGGATGTTTTTTCCCAATATGACCTAATCTATTTTTTTCTCTAATTTCATCACTGGGATTTTTATGTGATTCACTTAATGTTTTTCTATGTTCAGCAGATAATTTTTTTCCAGTTAATGATTCACTTATCTTTCTACAGTGTTCTGGTGTTCTAACCAGATTTCGTAAATTATAATTACCACCTTCATTCATATTATATCCATTCTTTCCAAATGAATTAAAATATTTAATCCAATACTTTTCTTGAGTATCTAAATCTTGAACTGGACATTCGCATAGAACTTCCCACTTGAAATTTTCTTTACCATATTTATCAATAGCATTTTTTAACATAGTAGGATTTTTTCCTTTTTGAGTTCTAAAATGAGATTGTATTCTTTTTTTCAGAACTTGAACTGTTTGCCCAATATATAGTTTATTATTTATTGTATTTGTTATTATATAAATTACTCCAGTTTTCATATTAAGATATATTTTGTTTATCTATTTGAGTTTTAACATCTAAAGCTAAACCATAGCGATTTTCAAAATAAGACATATCTTTAATATCAAAATTCTGCAATAAGAATGTATCTACTCTTATCTTTTCATCAATAGATAATATTTCAGGTTCTGTAAATGCAAATGTTACTTTCTCTGTCATTAATCCTAAATCAGTTAATTTTGGAATCAATTGATAATTAACAACATCCTCAATAAATTTAATATCTGCTTTGGTATAAATATAAGATGATGCTAAGTGGACTTGTGATTGAGATAAACTTGCTCCTGAATCAGTTACCATTGTTGCACCAAGAATCTTTTTAGAAACTTGTTCATCTATATAATTAGCAAAACTTTCATAAAGAGATTGACTATTAGAACTATTAGCAATCATTTCTAAACTTGTATTAGAATCTTTAATGAAATATCCTGAACGTCCTACATTCTTTAAACTATCTAATATAGAATCAAGTTCAATTGGGTCAGTTGAATTTGTAGTAGCAACTCTCCAAGGTTGTCCAAATAGTTCTATATACTGTGACCAGTTAAGAAGCAATTCATTTTTGAATAATATCAATTTTGAAACATCTAATAATTCACCCAAATCTCTACAATCATCATTGTTATTAATATCTACTAATGTTTTAATAAAAGGAGGATTGGAATAAATAATATCAGGCGAAAATGAAATAGGATAATACTTAATGCCTTGTACTTCTGGCATTACATTGTTTCTTGGAATTAAATAATAATCTAATCCTTCAGAATTCATTTGTATTTCAACAAGAGAATTACCATAAAACATTGCATCAATTGTGTAATCTAAGAATCGTGAGAAACTTTTATCTTGAAATAAAGCCAAACTTTTTGTAGCAGTTCTACCAGAATCTTTATATATACCAAATTGCAATCCTTTGATTCTTGTTTTTCTATGTTTTAATAGAGAAGCAAGATGAGGGTCTTTTATAATATCATTATAGATTTGAATTAAATCATATCTATTTGGCATATCTATATTCTCAGCAGAATCTACAGCAAACTTATATCTTTGAAGTGTGATTTTAGAAATATAATTTGGCATAGTTTTTAATTTTGATGCCAATGTATCTTTTGTTTTTTTCATATCGTATTATCTATTATTTTAAATGTAAGATGTATCATTAAATTTCTGTTCGCTACCATATTTGAAATAAGTGTTAGCCTGTCTCGTTGGGTCTAATTTAGGTAAGTTTGCAGATATTTTACCAGTCGAAACTCCCAATAGCCATAGCTTATGTTCGTTACATCTATCTGATACATTTTGCGGCATTTCAACTGAGTTTACTCTTCCGAACAATTGACAGATTATAAAGTCTATAACCATTCGTTTAATAAGATAAGAACGTTCATTTCCTACTTTATTAAATATCTGCTCAACATCATACTTAGCATATAAGTAACTTGTTACCAATTCAATAGCGTATAATTCCATTTCTTCAATTATTTTCAAATTGTCATCTGACAAATCTCGTATAACTGAGTTGAACTTTGCTATTTCTAATTCTTCTACTAATATAAATTTCATATTATCTTTATTTTGTTTTTATCTTCTGAATGCACTTGGCAATCCTGGTTTAATTACGAACCCTCTACTATTATCAGTTTTACATTTATTAGCAAGTGCAATAGATATAATATTATCATCGTGAAAACCATTCATAGCGCAATACGTTATCTTTCTTGCTTTTGGTGTGTAAACATATGTGAATGTTGCGAATTGTAAATCTAATTCTGGACAGAGTTCTTTGGTTGGCAGTTTCAATTTTGCATCATCTAAATTTGCCATTAACAATTCTATAATTTCAGTCTTACTATTATTATCAGTTCTGAATGGTGTGATGTTAGAATATTTCAAAACTAACATATCATAGAAAACATCACCTACTCCATTAGTTTCAACATATACTATTGGTTTGTATTCTTTCAGTATTGGAACTAATTCATCAAGTATAAGTGAATAGCTTTTTTCCTTAGATGCAAACACTCTAACCACATAACCCGCTTGGTCTAAAATTGTTAAAACTGTTGAATCGTGCTTTCCAATATCAAGTCCAGCATAATACTTCGATGTTGCAATAGGATTAATCCAAGATGTTATAATTTGATGTTGTTTAATGTTCTTAAATACTGTACCCCCATCATCCAGAAACTCAGCCTCATACTCAGTTCTAAACATTGATTCGGGCAATACTTTTTTAGCATCTTCAACTTCTTGCATATCATACATTGGGTTATCTGTATAATGCATAAAATAGTATTTGTATCTATCATTTTGCGATTGTCCTAACATTGCTAAATCGTAAAATAGATTCTTTCCTTTTGGTGTTGATGCTATAATAACTTTTGAATTTATCTTAGCAGCTACAGTTGGTTTAATTGCTTCCCAAGCTCCAATTTTAAAGAAAGAAAATTCATCTAAGAATAAATAATCAACTGATAGACCTCTGATATTATCGAAACGTTCAGCTGATTTAAATATTAATGTAGAATTGTTTTTAAATTTAATAGTTAATTTAGATTTGTTAGCATTTTGAATAACTGGAATGCCATATAAAGAATCTATAATATTATCAAAGAACGTAGATGCTAAACCGTATGTTGGTGTTATATAAAGTAATTTCTGATTAATAGTTGTTAATGCAAAATATCTTACTAATTCACTAAGAGCAACTGATTTTCCAGATTGACGTGAAGCATTTATAATAAAATATTTGGCATCAGATTTAATAATATCGTTTATTATTTCTTTCTGCCTTTTATGTAAAGGGAATCCTTCTATCGTCATTATTTAATTTTATATTCTATATCATTTACTTTTATACTTAATTCAGAATCTGGATTTTCTCCAAATGCTTTTAGTAATATTCTTTGTGGGATTGCAGAAAGGTACTTAACCCTAATAGATAAATTAGGGTCAGTAATCCCTTCAATGAATCCCGAAACAATCAAATTAGTAATAAATGTGTTAGCCTTGTTAAATTCTTTTGCAAATGCTTCATCATTGTGAAGCCAATAATAGAATGTTCCTTTAACTATACCAATAGCATCACACGTATGCGTTACATTAAAATTATTGACATAGTATTGCTCTAAGAACTCTACTTGTTTATGTTTATTAATTTTTACTGGTTTTATAACCTTATTATCGGTTTTTTTAGGACTTTTCATTCTTTTTATTTCTTTTTATTAGTTTACAAAATTATTTGGAGAAGTAATCAATAGAATCAATATCGAGAATCTCACCAACAAGCGGTCTAATACAAGTATCTATATCTATAAATGTTGGATTATGTCTTAGTTTCTTAGTTTGATAATTGATATAATTATTCTTATAAAACGTAAATACCAGATTTATAATGGTTTTGGATTTATCAAATTTAGGTTGATATTTATACAGTTTATAATATGTTAAAGAAAATATTTCATCAAAGTCATAATGAAGTTGTGGAAATTTCTTTCTTATTAACAATTGAGATTCGTTCCAGAATTTTGCCATATCAGTAAAATATATCTCTGTTAAGTGGTCTTTATAAACTGGGTTTATACTTTGATATTTATTCGTAGAGGTTTCCATTTATGTATGTTATTTTTTTATCTATTTTATTTTGATTGAAGCATTGTGTTTTTTGTTGCTTTTGGTCTATCCATTCGTAGTTATTATCTTGATTGAGTTCAGCAACTTTAGTAGAATTATTTGTATCAAAAACGAATGCATATAATATCTTTATCGGTTTTGTTGTTATAAGAGCTATTTTATCTTTTATAGCTAATAATGCATTATATTTCTTTTGTTCTAAAAGCATTGTAGAATTTGTATATTTAGCATCTCTTTCTTTTATCTCTATGATTAATATTTCATCTTTTGTTATTGAGAGTAAATCATTGGATGCAGTTAAGGATGCTTTTGAAGTTACTGCATTAGGATAAAAGATATTAAGAAAGTTTGTTATAAACTTAGTTCTTCCTGAATTTTCATAATCATTTATTGTTTTCATATTTAGTTGGTTATTTTAAAATCGTATTCTTTTATTGCTAATGGAAAAATATCTGTTTGCTTAAACAAATAAAGTTTGGCTGCATTATAATCACCTCCATTAACAATACGTTTATATAAATTATCTTTTATTGCTTGTTTTAAAGTATCTGTTTTAAATATAAATAATTTATCATTGATTGTATAAATAATTAAATCTGCTTCTGTTGTTGAAATTCCAGATAGTTTATGAGAGCATTCAAATTCTAAAACGAAATTTCCAGTATAGCCCATTTTATCGTTTTTTATTTCTATCTTGGTCGAAATACCTTTATACTTTAAAATACCATCATAAGCCTTTAAAACGTTGTAATCGGTAGATGCATTTAAATCTACAATGAAACCTAATTTAGATAAGAAATCTTTTACTTTAAATTCTATCTTTTGTGCATCTTTTAAATCATTATAAAACATATTAGTGTTCTTTATTTATATTATATATTTACTTTATTTTTATTTTTTATTTGGATTGTAAACTATAAACCTATGAAAAAACTTATATTAATAATGGCTTTTTTATTTTTAGCCGTTTTAAGCGCAAATCGAACTGAACCAATACAATATACCATTACAATACAATATCCCGTTAAAACGCTTAAAACGTGGTTTAAAATAGAAGATTATAAAGCGTGGTTAGGAACACCGTATAAATGAGGAGGATTTGATAAGAATGGAATTGATTGTAGCGGATTAGTTGCCAGACTTATCGGAAGTAATGAACACGATAGTTATAGGTTGTATAAAAAATACAAAAGTAGTTATCCTTTGCTTTATTTTAAAAACAGCAGATTCCGTCATATTGGTATTATGATAAATGATAGTCAAATGATTCACGCTGTATCAAAGGGCGTTGAAATTCTAAATATAAATAGTAAACAATTCAAGTGGTATAATCAATATCGAGTTTATTGAGATTGGTTTGCCGCACCTGCGGCTATCACTATCGTTTCTTTTATATTATCGTCGGCGTAGGAATCGTCTGGAAATCCCAGACACTTGTTAAAATACGCCGAATTTACCAAACTTTTTTGCAATATTAAATTATAAAATTGCTTAAATGATTGAAAGTCAATAGGTTAAGAAAATGTAAACTTTTCTAAAAAAGAAATATATAACTTATATAAATTTAGTCATTTATAAATACCGAGTGTGAAAATTTAATTATTTTCACTTTCACTAAAAATAAATACGGAAAATGAATAGAACAAATTTAATTTATATTGCAATTAATCTAATCAACAATAAGTCATATATTGGACAAACAATTCAAGATTTAAATTTAAGAATATATCAACATATTTATTTTTCAAAAAATCCTAAATGCAAATTTGCAAGGGCTTTAAATAAATATGGAGCAAATAATTTTAAATGGGGTGTACTTGAAGATAACATATCATATGAAGATTTAAATGCAAAAGAGATATATTATATAAAAAATTATGATACATATTATAATGGATATAATTCTACTAAAGGTGGAAGTTCTGAATATAAAAATAGTAGATATTTTCTGATTACATTATATAGACCAGATATAGGAGAAATTAGTGGAACAATGACAGAACTATCAAAGCTAACAGGTTTATCAACTACATCTATTTCTGAACTTTATACAGAGAAATATGATATTCTTAAAAGCTCTAAATACATTTTAAGTAAGAATAAAGATAAATATAATGAATTATTAGAAAGCATTACATTTAGAAAATCTAAAAAAAGAACAATAAAAAAATATTATTTATTAAAAGATAATCAAATAATAATTGAAAGTCCAGGAAAATTAACTAAAAATTATGGTTTAACAAGAGTCGATATACATAGATTAGCAAAAGGTGATAAAGTAAAAGGATTCTTATTTATAAAAAAAGAAAAAATTACAGAAAGAATTTTTATATAATAAAATGGGTCAGATGGCGAAGGCAGCCAATCTCTTTTGCATAGAGAATTATTCGGTTCGATTCCGACTGTATCCACAACGAGGTTGATAATGTCGTATTAATGGGGAGAGTAATTAACTCCCCTCCTCTATTTAAAATACGACAAATAAAAAATACGACAATATGAAAAATTACGAAATCAAATTCCCAGATTCTTTTATTAAAGCAATTGATTCAATTCTAATAAAAGAATACTCAAAAGAAACCCCAAGAGAAGCGTTCTTCAAATTTTTCTATCTAATTGAAAAATTCTCAATGTATGAAACAGATAGAAAATATGCATCTATTCATAACGAAACAATCCGTAAACTGTTAGGTACTACACGAATAGATAAAAAAAAGATACAAATAGCAAGCAAAGTTATTGATAAATCACTATACTATAATATAGTTGGTTACGTAAATCATCATTTTAACTCAGTTGGTTCAGCTAAAAATTATACCCGTAAATACTATTTTACAGATGCAATTCAATATAAACAATCAGATATTATTATATCAGGTGTTGAAATTGATAAAGAATCGGCAGATTTAATAAAGAAGGAACACCAACGTCCCACTGTGGAACGTCTTCGTTTACAATACGATTTACTAAAATCAGATAGAGTTTCTTTTGATTTGCATTCGGCTATTAACTGGGTACATAGCATTAAAGATATAAAGAAATTAAATGAAAATCAAGTAAAGGCTTATACAAGAATGGCTATTTCTTTTTGGGAAAAAAATATATTTGTTTCTGAAGATAATAGAACCAAAAGAATATTTTCAAATATAACTGGTGTTAAAAGAGAATTCAGATGCTTTATGAAAATAGATGAAGAATCTTTAGCCTCTTATGATTTAAAATCAGCTCAACCATATTTATTAGCATCTAAATATCTACAACAAAATCCTGATAATACTGATGTTATATCTTTCTTTAATGATATTACACAAAAAGATATCTATACTCATTTCTATAATGAATGGATAAAAATAAATGGTTCATCAAAGTATCTTGAATTTAATATGGAAAAAGGCTTTGAAGAAATGAAGGATATGTCAGTCTATATTGATGGAATAAAAGATGATGAACTAACAAGAAAAGAAACTAAAATTCAGTTCCAAAGATTATTGTTTAAAAAAATTAATGGGTCAGTAC